TTTACATACTTCTCTATATGATACTATATCATTTATATTGAGAGTCTTTGCTTTTTCATAGGCTTTTTTCTTATTGCCATACGCCCCAACTACTTCACTACACCACGTTAAAACATAAATTGATTTTTCCACTTTCTACTCCGTGTTATTTATTGATTTCATACTGCTTACACGCTACAAAAATAATAAAGTTCCAAACTATTTTAAATTAATTTGTGGGAGGGGACGTGGGAATAGCTCACAGCATTTAAAAATAATATGATGAATACTATAGTAGTATTAAATACATTATATAGTATATATAGTATTAATATAGTATATGACGAGGAATAACTACCTACTTGCATAAAGTTATTAACATTCTATTAATACATGTGGATAACTTGTGGATAACTACCTACGTGCATACGATAAGTTATTATTATTACTGTACTTACGTGCATACAATTTAATATAATATATGTGGATAACTTTACAACTACCATACAACTACCATACAACTACCTACGTGCATAGTCTCATAATTTACGTACGTGCATAATTTTACTACTTACGTGCATATTACCTACGTGCATAAAAAATATATATATATTAAAAAAAATTTAATTATTTGAAATTATGATGCTGATTACTTGCGTATGCTGTTATACATAATATTATTTTAGACGTTATGTATAATAGAAATATTAAAAAAAAGCAAAAAAAAAGGGAGCCCGAAGGCTCCCAATTTTTCTTATTGTCCCGAATATGGCATTTTCTCACAAGTAGTACAATAACCCGAATTTTGGGTATATCGTGTCAGTAACGGAGTATTACATCCACCACAGTGGGAATAATCCACGTTACCTATTGAAAGAGGTGCGCTTTTTACTACCTTTGCGGGCTGTTTTTGATAAGCCGTTACTGGTTGTGAATAGTAATAATATTGATATCTATAACTATCGTTAGAATACCATACGTTACCATCCCAATGACCCAAACTTTCATTTGAAATTAGGTATTGTCCCTTATTATCCAAGAAAACCAATTTAGATGTTCCTATTGATTCTTCGATAAGGTTACAAATGCCCGTATTCCTGATGAAATCACTCGGCAATCGTTTCAAGATGGTGTCATTAAACATGGATGTATCAGACCGTTTTTTGTCTGTTTCTACCATGCGAATAACTCCATTATGAATAAAGCCAATATCATCATTAATTCGGAAAGGATGGCAATTATTAGTATTGGTTTTCCCATGTGTAGTGATTCTAAAATGAATCGCTGTTATGGGATTACCGTTATTAATAACATTTTTTACATATGATTTCCAAAAGTCTTTGAAACTGAAAAAACCTTTGAAAAAATGTAATTCGTCATCTTTTGAAAACATGTACCCGGCTCCATCGTCATTGTTATAAAAACAAGTTTTGAGTTTTGCCTTTTTTATGGTTTCACCTTGCTGTTTAAGGATTGCAATACACATTCTATAACTCCCCGTTATCCGTAGAGAAGGATAACTTGTTAAGGTTGGTAAGATGTTTGCGAGTCCATCGGTTTACAACTACGGTAAACTTTCTGTAATCTCTCCGAGAAAGAAAGAAACATAGATTTTCATAATCATTATAGTTTTTAGCTACAAAACTTAAATATGACTTTAACCCTTGTTTCCCTTTCACAGTGTCCAGACTCGTGACTTTAACCCATTGAATCAAAGACTTAACAAATTCAAGATTTTTAGCAAAACACATTGTATTAAGTGTTCCCCTAAATATCCGAAATTCAATAGTCGGACGATTGTGTAGATTAACAGCCGATGACCTATCAATGTAATCCAAAGCCATAGAAACAGACTGACAAATGCGAGGTAAATTTTGCCATGCATCTTCAGAAAGATATGGATTCGCCCATTCTTCTAGTCTTTCTCTTGACCTTTGAGAAATGTCCAAAATGAATTGGAAATTCTCTGGATTATTCACAAAAGACATGATTTTTAGAATGTCGTAAGGTTTCAGTGCATCTCTAGAAACGTGGATATGCATGCCAGAGTTTGGCGCATTATATCCATGTAGCTTATTTTCCCGTAACTTACTGAATAATGTTTGGAACATTTCACGTCCAAACTTATTCCAGTAATTCCAAGAGAAAGGGTGAGATACGACTTCGACTAAACAAGTACAATCCGACTTACAATAAAGTAAGTTTTCTCGTCCTGTAATCCCTTTGCCTATTAAATTCACAAAACTAGCGAATTTATTAGACTCAGCATGGATGTCTGGAGAATCTTGTTGACTTCTCTCCAAATCCATTTCAAGTTCAATTCCATAGTGTAAAATGGGTTTTCCCTTGCTGTAGGACTCATGTGTTAAGTAAGGTCTATCATGTCTTCCAACTCTATGGAATAAAGGCTCTGGTTTGTGGCTATAACTTCGTACACTTGCCGAGCTTTCCAAACAGTTAGAACAGATGCCATTCTTGATGTTAATGCTACGATTGCTACAATAGATGCATGATTCTAATCCATCATAACAATCCTCACAAACTCCCACACCTTCAAACCTCGTGTACGGTCTGCAATTATCATCACAGACGTAACATTTCGGAAGGGCTTTGGGTACATCTACAAATTCAGAGAGAGGGTTCTCCGTGAATTTCTTCAAATAACTTATGATTGTTCTCATTGTTATTATTTCCTTATTTAGTATTTAAGATTGAATTACTCAAATTTAGTTATCCCCCCTTTCCATCATTCAATCGGTATATGGTTAACCGATACGTATTCGACTGGGTTCTGCAATACTGCACTTGTGAGAGTATCCTTGAAGTATCGGATACCTTTACACTCACCCATTAAATTCTATCTCTCGCCTTCAGGATTTCACGCATTGCCCGAATAGTTCACGAGCGAGAGAATGTAATTATTTGTATTATGCTACGCATACGAGTGAACAAGGTAAAAAGTTCCATAGTTTTTTATGTGCTTATATTGTTAAGGTTACAGCCCACTCACGTGGGTATTTTCAACCTACCTGCAAACTCGAATCAAAAAACTCAATCACTTTATTTCAACCTGAAAAGGGTTTGGGGGAGTACCCATATATATAATAAGAGAGACAAAGATACTGATATAATTTTTTTTAATTTTTTTTTAATTTATCTATTGACATTATATATATCCGGGTACTATTTTATATAACTATGTTATATATAGCTATGTTATATAACATTTCTACTATACTACTATACTACTATATTAATACTTGAAAACTACTATACTACTATATGATATAGATAAGCTAATACTATAGTAGTGCTCGGCGATTTTAACAGAATAACACAATAACAGTGTGATTTTTTAGTGCACAAATTGTGATTTTATACTGCACAATATATATTCTTCTTCTATATTGCTGACTTGTTGTTATAAATTACAGCATGGAATTAAGTAGAGCATACAATAGTACCCGCATTAAGCGGGGCGATGTTGACACTTATAGTGACGTTAGTATCTTTGAAAACTGTAATGAGATAAAAAAGCTATCTCAAGACATAAGTTTACTGGAAATTATTAACCCTACGTCTCATGTATGTGGAAAACTTATGGAAATTGTAGCACGAGCCAAATGTTTGAAAGAATTTGAAATATTACCTGATGGTGACTTGTTGTATGACGACCCATCAAGAGTAGGGAGTCCGGAGGGAGAAGGACAGGCGAGTGTGAAAGCATAGTGTTGGGAGCGGCTCTCTAATGTATACAAGAACAGTAAAAGGTAAAGAATACGTATTATACGAAAATGAAGAAGAGTTTCGTAAAAAAAGACCTAAAAGTAACATACATGACAGTTGGCGCACTGCGAAAACGGGGCAATGGATAAAGTCTGACGACGGAAAAGTCACAAAAGTCATAAAACGTGGCTCAATGTCCCACAATAAAAAAAGCATAGACTATATTAGGACAGTATTAGGTATGGCGAATTGTGAGCGTACTGCGTTTTTAGGAGGTGACCCTGTTTCAGATATATGGCGTTTTGGTAAGACGCATTATAAACAGAAACAATCAAATACAAGATTATCTATAAAAAAACGTATATTTGCTAAATATATAGCATCCGGTTTAGAGCCTCTTGATGCTTATATGAAGGCATATCCTGATTGTTCGAGTGAAATGTATGCCAAAGAACGTATTAAAATTTTATTAAAAAGCGAGAGGGTTAGGAAATTGATAGACAAAGAAATTGAAGTCCTGTTAAGCGACACTGGTATTACAAAATCGTATCTATTAGAACAAACTAAAGACATTGTTGATAAGGGCGGTGCTAGAGATTCAGATAAACTGAGAGCTTTAGAGACATTAATGAAGATTTCTGGTATGTTGAATAACGAGAAGCACACAGAGTCATTAGCCCTTATACAAGAGTTCACCGGTTTCAGTCAGGAGAAGCTCAATGCTTTTAAAGCTGGGGTACTACCAGAACATGGTAAAGAAGAATAACATATTAATACCAATTAGGTTTGCTACAAGACAAGAATTACATGAACTAATCTGTGGTGCAATATTCTGCCCGGCATGTGATTGCCAGTTAATGGGTAATGATATAATGAACAAAATGCCCGTAGTTAGCAGTTTAGATACCCTAGAAGGCTGGATGTGTGATATATGCGACAGTGTGTTCGACTTACAAGATAAAATAGTGGATATCGGCGAATTTGACTTATACAACCAAGAAATTGCGGTAGCGTAGTGTATAAAACATTACTTGGAATGGCAAATGGAGGTTTTGTGCCTACTGAATCTTCATCTACTAGAGTGCATAGTAATATAGATAATTTGATACTTCAATCAGAGTTAGATAAATTTGCTCAAACTGGTTGGATGTCTGAAGATAGAACACCGGAATATATAGGTGGAACCGATGATGTAGTAGCGAATGTGGCAATGTCTCCACTCATAGCCGCTAAGAAAATTCCATCTTTATTAAAGGTAATAAAGGATATGGGATTAAAGAATCCATTGTATCACTTCACTTCTGCTCCAAAAGCAAGTGGTATAATTAAATCTGGTACAATAAAGGGGGCTGAGAGAGCTTTTCCGGGTAAGCCATTTAAAGGCGAGGAAATGGTTGGCTGGACAGAAGATTTAGAGTCTCTTCGTAGAAAATCTCCAGCAGTTTCGGTGACTAGAGACCCCAAATTTACTTCTAGACCTCATAAGCACGTAGGAACTGATGTTAGATTTATAATGGATAGAGACGAGATGATAAAAAAGGGCTTAAAGATAGAGCCGTTTACTGAACCAAGTTATCGAAAAAGTCGCATCACAGATGCTGATTGGGGACAAAAAATAGACCCTAAATCTGTTAGGAATTTAGAAAGATATAAAGAAATATATGGCAAATATCCAAAGCAAATGAACCCTATGTTTGAATTTGAAGAGAGAGTTAGAGGCAATATACCTACTGAGAATATTAAGTTGATAGATTTTTTAAAGTTTCCAAAATGGGCAATGGAAGATGAAGTACCCGGCATGGTTTTAAGACAAGCTGATTTTTTACGTGATATATCAAGGAAGAAAATCCCAATCATGATGAGCGAAGAAGCTAGAAGTGGGATGAAACAGTTAGGGGACGTTTTGGAAAGAACACTTTTTCGTAGCGGGATAAAAGAGTTAAGGGGCAAGGAGCTTTTAACATCAAAGGAGTTTGAGAAGCTGATGAAAGCCCCAACATATAAATTCGACCCATTTAAAGTTAATAAACCAAGTAAAATAAAAGTATGGGATGAAAATTTGCAGAAAGCAGTTATAATTGATAAACCTTAGTAATGGATAATTTTAATATAATCCCATCACCTAGTGATATGAAAGAGCGTGATGATGTTCTTTTAAATTCATTTAGTAACCTTATATACTTCGGTAGGGCGTTTTTACCGAGAGACTTTTTAAAAAAATCAGAATCTGCACCTTTTCACTATGAAATGGCTAAAAAAATGATTGATGCTGAACCCGGAGCAAGAATATGTAATATTATACCACGTGGTCATGGTAAATC